GCCGCCGAACATGAGCTAGGCCGCAACTACGCAGCAGCTTTTAACCAGCCGCCTAGCATTCTTCCCATTTCGTTAACGTGCCGCGCCCATATTTCAAAGCGGTGCTCGTTGATGTATTTCAAGCGCCATGCCCGGCGAATCAGCACGCGCAACATTTCCACTTCAACGTCGGTATCAGTGAGCGTGGTCTTTTTGTGATAGCGCTTCCACGCGGTTACGACACCGCGAATAATCGCGCTAATCGAATCGCGTATCTGCGCACATAACAAAAACTTTTCAACTTTCGGAAATTGCAACATGACGGTATGACTATAAGCCGCTAATTCTTCAAGTTTTTCCATCATCGCGCCGTGCGGATCGCGGCGCGATGCTTCTAATAATTTTTCGTTTAATTCAATTTTCATAACTTCCCAGAGTAACGCCCCGCTATCGCAGGGCTAAACACAACACAAAAGACAAAAAACGCTACACCTTAGCGAGACGAGAACCGATGTGCGGGCCCGAGTGCGAAGCGCCGTCGTTGCAGTAAACGGTCCAGAGACCCGCAACCGAACCATCGGCCCAGTTGCCGCCGACACGCGGGATATACTCGGTCGTCGTTACGTTGTTGTAATAATAAGTTGCATCGGGCACCGTGCCGCTGGCTAAAGTCGCGGTATCGGTTGCGGCGATAAAGGCCGCGCCTAAATCACCGGATGATTTAAAAGTAATCGGATATTTAGCGCCTCCGGTTACATCAATAGCCGAACCCTGCGAAACCCATCCGGTAATATCTGCGCCTGAACTGGTCGGTTTAACGCCAGTAATAGGGTGCGTGTACATGATGCCGTTTAGCGTCTTAAATCCTTCGATGCCCTGCCGCACGTTCCCCCATAAGCCGACCATGCCGCGATAAGTACCACCCGCCGATTCGACATTAACCGCTGCGCCTGCTGCTGTCGTGCCTGCGCCTGATTTAGTCTGGCTATCCATCGTTTTGTTTTCGATGACATAGAGCATTTGAATTGCTGCCAATTGCCAGAAACCGAACACGCTAAAACCAGTCACGCCGCCAGTATTGCGCGCCGCCGCTTCCGCTTGAAATACGGTATGTGTTTTTGATACCGCTGGCGTACCCCCTGACGTTGACAGCATCTTAGTGCCGTCTGAACGCGCTTGATATTTGCCGTTATAAAACTGCGCAATCGCTGCATTCTCTGACATAAACGCGGGATGTAAGGCAAAACCCGCAACCGGCACATCACTAATCCACCAGGCTGTTTTGCCGTCATTCGCACCGCCTGAAATCACGCCGGTTTTGTAGTAGAAGGCCGGAACGCGCACCATCGCCTGTCCATCGATAGTCACGTCGGTAAAAGCAAACGCAGGATGACTGGCAAACGTGGGGTTATCAGCACAGACAGAGGCGTTATTCGTAACCGCTGTCGGCGAGGTGATGGTATTGCCTGCTGCGTCGATATGTACAAAAGTGCCGCCATTGCCGCCGGTTGCCGTCATCGCGACACCGATAATATTGGCAATAATCGTTGTTATCATCACACTTTGCGGTGTTGATGACGCGCCCAGGCTGTCGTTCATTTGCACGGTAAAACTAATGTCTGTTTGTGCGCCCAAAGCTGGAGCACTAAATGTCACCACCTCGCCTGATGCAATGGCTGTGGTTTTGCTAAACGTGTATTGCGGTGATCCGCTGGCGTTAATCTGATAAGTAATCGTAGCGCCGTCTGTCGCCGTACCACCACTGAAACTGATTTGATTGCCTGTTGAGCTTTGCAGTACCGAGGTGGGTTTGTTGACAGTGATAGTGCCAGTCGGGGCGGCGTGGGCAGCTACTGTAGTGGTATGCGTTACCGCTGCCGACCGGTTGCCATAGTTATCAATCGCCACGACCGACACGCTCAGCGCCTGCCCAACGGTTGCTGTTGCTGTCAGGCTCTTGGTGCCTGCGTTGGCTACTGCCGCGACTGTCGTTGTCGCGCCCTCCCAGTCTGTTACGTCAAAGCTGGCAATGCTTGCGCCGACTAACAGCGGCGTTCCGGTTAGCGAGATAGAGAATGATAACGAGGCAGTAACAGTAGCGGGCATGGTAAACGCTGCTGTGAGTAAGGTAGCTGTATCGCTATTTGCGCTAATGGCCTGCTTAACTCTTAGCGGCGACATAGCGCGCAAGGCGGTCTCGGTGCCGGTCTCCATTTCTGCTTGAGAAGCGGCAGTTAAATCGCCGGTATTTGTGCCTGATAGCGCCAATCCACTGTCTTTAATAATCTTTCCGGTAATACCATCAAATAAAGCCACATTACCATCAGTCGATGATGCCGCGCCCACCGCATAAGAATCGCTGGGTAAATAAGCAATCTGCCAAGCCGTACCGTCATAAACGCGCATTTGCCCCGCTACGCTATTCCAATACAAAGCCCCGGTTAATAGCGCATTGCCGTCATTATCCAGTGCTGGGTCTGCCGCCTTGCCGCCTAAGTATCGGTCATCAAATGAATCTAAAGCGGCTTCGGCGGCTATTCGTGCGGTATCAGCTAAACCAGCTTGAGTGGTGGCTGTGCCTGCATCAATGCCAGTCTGCACCCTGTCGGCGGCTGTGGCAATCGCATCAAGCCCGGTTTGCACTCTATCTGCTGCGGTTGCCAGTGCGTCCGCTGCCGTTGCTATTGCATCAGCATGGGTTAAAACCACATCGGCATTGGTCAACACTAAATCTGCCGCCGTTGCTGCCGCATTGACAGTTGATATACCAGCTTGAGTCGTGGCAATACCGGCCTGAGCCGTAGAAATAACCGCCTGTGCAGTTGCTATGCCTGCCTGCGTGGTTGCAATAACGGCCTGATCTGTGGCTATCGTGGACGCTGCTTTTGAGTTAGGCGCAAGGTGAAAGAACCCTGTCGCTGTGCTGTAGCGCAATTCAATCGGTGCGCCAACAACCATATCATTGGCCGACAGCACCTCGCCGCCAGTTAAGCGGATAGACTTAACGCCTAAGCCATTGACATTGATTGTTGCCGCGCCGGTATTAGAATTAATCGGCCTTAATACGACTGACAAACCATCGGTATAACTAGCGATGCTTGCATCTAGCGCCGCCACATAAGCATTGGCCGCACCGGTATCGACAGCAAAATTAACCGTGCCTTGTTTTAACTTAGCCTCAGTGGGCAATAATGCAAAAGCCGTTGCCGTGGCGGTTTTAATCGCATTAACATCAGACGATTTGGCAAGGGTAATCGGGTCTATATCAGCAGGGGAAACAAAGGTACTCATCGTGTCAGTCTCCTTGCGGTAAAGTGAATAATAATGCCGGACAGGATATGCCCTTGGTCGATAGCGCTGTTTGAATACATCACCATGCCTAAGTTGGTGCCGCTGCCTGAAACGTAAAGCTGGGGCTGTGACACAATGCGGCCATCATAATAAAATGTGTTAAAAATGGATTCGTCCCAATAACCGCCGCTGCCGGTCACCGCTTCCCAAGTGGTGATATGCGTTGCCACATCGGGATCGGCATAACTGAAATCAGGGTGATAGCGGATTTCTGAATAGCCGGTTGCCGACATTTCCATTTCGACTTTGCGAAAGCGCTTGATGCTCGACGGGGACTTTAAGCTGTTGAAGGCCAGCCGCAGATAAGCCTGTATCGGTTCGCCATCGAATGACGCGCCTTTGTCCAGCAGATAAACCATGCCGGTATCGCTGCCCATCAGCACAATATCTTTGCCGCTGGCATCTTCGCCCGCATGAGCGCATGAAACCGTCAGCGGGTATTTAAACTGGGTGAAATGGTGTTCAACGCCATTGGGTGAGTCGGCCATCGTCATGCATATACCAGTCCCATCAGAGCCATAAAAGCGGATTTGGTTTCTGGATTTGTACACAGCAGAAGCCGTGATCACGGTGCGGAATAAGTCGATGATAGGCTGGATAGGGCGGCTAATCGTATCGTGATCGAAACCGCCGTAATTCTGTGATGGCTGAATGCGGATAATGCCCCGGTCATCAAAGCTGTACACCAGACTCAAGTTTTGTACGCCGTAGGGTATTGAACCCATATCAGCAGACAACACATTCAACTGCATGTTGGAACGGTCGCTACCGACAAGCTGATAAGAACTGTCACGCGAGAAAATCATCAACACCTCGCCGACACCGATAGCGAAACCGCTTATGTCGTCGCCGATACCTATCTCGTTAATGCCGGTGCTACCCACTGTCCAGATATGCGGCTCGCCGACACCTGAGTTTTGCACTGAGCCCGCAAACGCCAGAAACAGCATCTTTCGGTGCGCAACAATGTGCGTTGGCGCATCAATGTCCATGCCGGTGCGGATTGGCACATAAACCACGCCGTCAAAATCGAACGCCTTATTTAAACTGTCGCAGCCATAAACCCGCTGGGTTGCGGTGCTGCCGTAAAAGTTGTGCAGATAAAATTCGTAGCGTCCACCCGGTAAAATGGTGATGGCCGTGGCTAAACTGGTCGGCACGGCAACGGTTAATCCGCCCACCTGAATAGCGTTAGTGGCATCAAAAGTGCCGGTGATGCTGCCTAATATCAAGCGGCCTGTGGCTCTCTCGTAGGCTTGGGTAATCTTCCACGAAGAAAAGGTACCAGCGCCCTGTATCTCAGTTGAATCCATGACTAAAACGCCGGTGGTTTTATCGTAGGTTGTTACTTGCCCATAAGCCCATTTCGTATCGTCCGTAGTCGCTACCGCCTTAATCGCCATGCCAGCGGCAAAATCCTTGCCTGCTACTGTGGTGAATGTTAGCGCTCCAACTGCCAGCGCTACCGAAGTGACGGAAATGCCTGTGGTCAAATATTCTTCAACCAACTGATCGGCTGTCACATCAAACGATCCAGATTCCAGCGTCTGCCGCTTGACTACCGCCGTTGCGCCGGTTGACACCTGAGTAATCGCGGTGCCATCGGCAATAACGCCAGTGCCGTCTTTGTAATCAATCGAGTGAAACAGCGGGACTTTTACCCAGCCTGCACTGGTTGACTTGTAAATATCAACCTCGGTGCCTGCTGCATTGTTGCGGAACGCATAGACCACGCCTTTAAACACTACAAGGCCGCGAATAACGCCGCTGCCGGGTACTGCCAGAATATCCTGCCGGTATTCGTTCGCCGTCAGTAACAGCGCGTTGGCATGGCCTATGCCTGTAGTATGGCCGTCCAGTACAGGCGGCAAATCAAACGAGCCTTTAACCACGCCGCCCACGGTGAAATTCTCGATAGTAAACGGATTGACTCCGGTCACGCGGGTTAAAATCAATTCAGTCGCCGTTACAGCGATAACTTTAGCCGTGGCCAAGCTGGTAACGCCTATCACCGTATCACCAGCAGCCACGGCGCCAACAAATGACACCTCGGCATACAGATAACGCGCATCAGTGGGCGATTGCCTGCCGTCGAAACGCTCATAGCCATCAATACGTCGGTATCCGCCCAGCGCACCGCATTCGTAATTCATGGCGGATAAGGCCATGCCTGGATCAATTGCTAACGGTGGCGCTATCTTATTCAAACCCCCAGCCAGACGGGTATAAACAGTGCTGGTCTTGATATTGGGCAGTTGCCTTAACATAACGGCTCACCCACATCAGGAATCGGTAACAACACCTGTTCCATCTTGAAGATTAAGCGCCTTGTCTCCCTATCGCCCACCACAAACAGCTCTTGCGCATTGGCGTGCATGGCGTACATCATCAACGCTCGCCACACGATGACCATATGAAACTTAGTGGGTATCAAGGGCAAATCGGTATCTAATGCCAGTTCATGTGGCGCTCTAAAATAACTCGACCGTTGATCGAATAGATTGCATCAGGTATCGGATAAATCACTAGCGAATCATCCGGCTTGGCCGCTACATTGACCGGCATTCCGGTTTGACTGCGTGTGCTGACCAAACAGAAAAGATTCTCTGAACTCGTCCCATGATACCGGCAATAAATACTGTTCGTTGCTAATGCCTGCGCTTTTCAGATAAACGCGCATTGAATCAATCGACCACTCGCCCAGGTCGGCTAAACCAATGCCGGTATCGCTGTAATTCTGCACCCCGGCAATGGTATCGAACGCCAAATCCTTGCGTAAAAACTCCCAATTAACGTGCATATTCTGAATATCAACATAGGCCATATTAATCCAGTCAATCAGGTGTTTATACTCACCTGTTTGGCCGATAACCGAGGGAATAGCGTTACCGGAAATTGCTGATTCAGAGCGTAAACGATTTGCCAGGGCAAGGTAATTCATGATTTAGGCCGCTGATAACATTTGAACCAGCCATTCATACCCTTTGGGGTTCGGGTCGTGGATAACGCTAAACGGATGCTTCATCGATGTACGGCGGGACAGCTTATTAATCGAATCGCCGTCTTGGGTTTCAGATCGGATGGTGTCGAAAATATCTGATTTACACCGTGCCAGCACTTCGACGAACTTGCGTTTGATTTTCAATGGATGCCCCACTGGTAGCCATTCTTCTTGACCATTGACCGCCACAAAGACTGCGGGTGCTGCGTATTTGTCGCTGGATTGCTCCAACCTGATAGTCATTTCTTCCTCGGCAAATGCCAAGTCTTGCAGATAGCCTGAGTTGACAGAGGCAACATCAGTCACAATGTCCTCGTTTTTGCGCACTTGCACCAGGTCAACATCAAGCGCTAGATTAAGGTCGTCTTTCTGTTTAGTTGCGACATCGCCGCTATAGATTTCTTTTGCCATGTTTAATTCCTTAGATAAAAAAAGGGACGCGGTTAAGCGCCCCGATTGGTTTAGCCCTGAGCCAGATAAGCCAGCACTTTTGCAGTAACTACAGCCGCCAGCGTTGCGTTTTGCGTAACCTGGAAGCCGCGAACAGTCACAGTAATACCGCCGTTGGTGGTTTCCAATGTGCGTGTGCCGGCTGCTGCCGTTTTAATACAAGTGTTATCCGCCATACCTTCATACCATTCAATCTTGATACGGTCGGTGATATTTTCCAGTGCGACATAGCGGGGTTTAAAACCCACGTCGAACTCGACATAATCGGCGGCGGTGGTAGCAGTCAGCGCGGTGATATAACCCGTACTGACATTGGCAACTGACAGCGGTGATGCTGACAGTGTGAACGTGGTATTTTCAGCCATTATCTTTCTCCAGATAAATAGGCGGCTAACCGTGTAAATCAGCCGCTATAAACATTAAAGTGCGGTAACGCCAGCGTAGCCCAAGGCCATCCATGCGTTGTTTTCGATCATTACACCTTTCCACCAGATAGAACCGGCATAGCCACGTTGACCATGTGGATCAGACTTTGATTTCTCGCCGCTTGGAATGAAGGTGGGTGATACTGATTCTTTGCCGCGTAACGCAATTTGTGAAAACGCATTTTCAGCGAATACAAAGAACGGGTACACATCGGCCAATGTGCCGCCAGACACGCTAGATTGCAGCGTGGTATAAGTTGCAATCGCACCACCCGCGTTCAAGGTTGCCGGTAAATCAGGCGTGGTGATAAAGCGGAAACGCTCAACACGACCGATTTCATTCGGCATCGGTGAACCACTTGCGTACTTACTCGCAGGGATAAACCCGGCAATGTTACGCAAATCAGGTTCCAGGTCAGTATGACAAACAACCGTATAGCCTGCTTCGACCGGCTCAGTCGCGATATTAGCCGAAGCTTTCAACACGCTGGTAATCGGGCGGGCGTGATTCGCTTGCATGGCACGGGTAATCTTGCGAATCATGTTCAGCGTGATAATCGCCGAGGTAGTCGCAATGGTAGTGCCGCCTGAGTAAAACACATTGGTACACGCTTTCAGCGCGCCGAACACAATCATTTCATTAACCAGTGACACACGGTCGCCAATCTGTTCAATCATTGCTTTCGGAATATCATCTTCGTACAAGTCGAAAACTTTATCAGAGAAGCTGTACAAGCAACTGTACTGGCTAATTGTCGCGGTAATGTCTTGCGCTACGATGGTGTCTGCACTGGGAGTCACGCCCTCAGTAGTCAAATGTGCAGCGGTAATAGCGCCACCACGATCACCCGCCACATCAGCAAAAAACCGATTTGGCACGTTGGCTGTTGCGTTATACGGCACAAAGCGTCTAGCCACATAAGTTTCAGATTGGTTTTTGGGCATCTGTACCTGACGGCCTTGTTTACACAAGACTTCCATCGGTACAGCGTGTTTTAAAATCTCACCTTTGAATTTGTTAATTCGCGCGGTGGTTAAAGCGTAAGTTTGGATAGCCATTGCTATTCCCCTATTGTAAAACTATGAGTTGAACCCCGCTTCAAAGTCATCATCGGCTTCATAACTGCCACCCCCACTGCTTTGCGGTGTTACCGCTGCCGCGAGTCGGTCGGTGCGTTGTTTCGTGACCACTTCTTTGCGTGATGTTTGTTGTTTAAATGCGCCTAATGCTGTGATGATGAACTCGCTGTCATAAGAGTTAGTTAATAAATCTTGGATTGGTTCCGGCTGTTTGCTTTTCCATTCAATGAATTGTTCGCTTTGCGCTATCTCGTTCCAGTCTGGATGCACCAATGCAACAAGTTTTGTTTCAAACTGTTGATTAGCGGATTCAAGTCGCTGGTTAATGTACGCGTCGATTTGTGCTTGATTAGCCCCAGTCTGAACCTGGTGCATCTGTATTGATGCCAAGTCAGCCGCTAATGCCGCCGCGAACTCCTCGCCAAATTCCTCGCGCACTTTTCCAAAATTCTCGGCGGTAACTTGCACGTTTTGCGGGACATATTCCTGCCGCGCTGCACTTGCTAACTGCCTGACTTCTTGAAGATTGCGCTGTACTTCGCCAAACTTGCCGAATATCCTCTGATTGTTCTGCTCGAACAACTCACGAACTTGCTCTTCTGATAGCGAAGGATTAGCCTGAATAACCTCTTGAATCGCGCTTTCTTCGGACTCTTCGCCAGAATCAAACCCAATTTCAAACGATGCTTCGTCTTCTCTCGCTTCCCCTATCAGCTGGACTAAGCCGCCTTGTTCATCATTTACTGCATTTTCGTCATCGATCATTCTGTTTATTCCTGTTGCCCTGGACTGTCGCCGAGGGTTTGATGGTTGCGGGGATTACTCGCCGCGTTCTTTTGCCAGCGATAACAGTATTTTTAACTCTGTTATCTGCCCGCGTAATCTTTCGGTGTCCTCGATGCTTTGCGTAGCATCGTTTTTCATGCGTAATTCGTTCAGCCTAGCGTCTAGGTACTCGGATAAGTTGACCCATGTTGGCGAATGCTTGTCTATGGCTGGGCGGGTTATCATTGCGACCACGCCTGACCATCAGGAGCATGTTGTGTCGGCTCACTCGGCGGAGTCAACGCCTGCTTATGCACCATCCCCGCCGTAGATAGCTGTGATTGCACATTCAATTTTTGCGAAGTCTGCGCCAACTGCGATTTAATCTCTGCAATGCTGATTTCCGCAGATTGCGAGAGTTCCATCATCTTCATATCGCGCTGTAACTGCGCAAGCTGTAGCGAGTGCTGCCGGTCTAAATCGGCCTGCTGTCCTTTAAATGCAAACTCTTGCTGCATCAGCTTTTCTTTTAGCTGTAGCTCTGCCATGTCAGACGACTGATTGAGCTGCGCCTTTTGCATCTCGCCGTCAATCTTCATCTTCGTGATTTCTAGTTGAGGGTCTTGCGGCGGTGGCTGTTGTTGCTGTTGCGCTATTTCTTCTTCGGTGAATTGCAATAATTTAGGGTCGAGCTTTTGCGCTTTCGCCGCTTCTTGGAACCACTTATTCGGGTCAATGCGGAACGCCGGGTTCATCACCATCTGCCCCATTGCCATGATTGCCTGTGATTGCGCATCGCGTTCAAACAGTGCCGAACTACCCCGCGCTTCAATGTTGAAATCACCCTTGGCTTCATCGTCACCGAACAGCATCAGCCATTCGTAATAGCGCTGGATATGCGGGACGGTCACATGATCGTCAAAGAACCGGGCAACATTGCGCCGGATTGTCGAGCTGTTGTTTTGTAGCATCGTCATGCCGCCCACTGTATCGGGAGCTGAACCTTGTTGACCTTGCAGCATCATGGGCAGGCCGGTAATGTCCTCGGCCATTTTCTGTGCGTACTGGATTATCACCATCAATTCATTGGTGATAATCGGGATAGTCAGCGAATTCACGGCTTGATTAGCCGGTAAGTTTGAATCTGGCGACATACGCAGAATCATATCTTTGCCGATAGTGATAGCGCCGCCGTCAGCCGATTCGACACCATCACCAATCACCAGAATAGGACTTCCACCCTTGCCAGCATTATCAAGTAGGTTTCTGGTCGCCGCATTGATAATCCGTTGCGGTTCGCGTACTTGCCTTGCAATGCCTATGCCAGTCCAGCTATCCGATACCGCTTGCCACGCCATTACATCGTAGGGAAACTCGCCGCTTTCTAGTGGGTTCATGGTGGCTTTGATGACTTTATCGCCGACCATCACCACCATCACATCATGCGTTTCTTTATCATCGCACTCACAGCCAGCAGCCTGCATATCCTCAGATGTTGCGGTGCCGTAGAAATACCAAATGTCGTACTGGCCTTTCTTGCTTGTCTTTTTCTTTTCAAAGTTGTAATCGTCTGCGCCCTCTTTTAAGATAGCGTCAATCTGCTCATCGATGTAGCCAGCTCCACCTTTGAGTGCGCGTAGCTGTTTAGCGGTAATCGAGTCACGCTCCCAAACGAAAGAACCTTTGTGAATGTCATCACCGCAGGCAGGATCGGGGAAGAAGTTGAACGGGTCAATGCGCTTAGATGCGGGCTTGAGTTCCTTGGTAACAATCAACTCGGCCACACCTTCATTGTCTTGAAACGATTTTGTTTCAGCGAATACTGGATAGCAGCCTTTCAGCACCCCGGTGCCTATTCGTGCCGCATCTTTCAACACATGGCGTACTTCACCGTGCCAGCTAGCCTCAACCAGCCAATCCTCAATTTGTTTTTGCGCCAACTTCGCCTTTTCTTTGGCTTCAAATTGCTGTGCGTCCTCGAATGCCGCCATCGGCAGCACTTGACCGTCCAGCATCATGCCCATGCCCTGCTCTTGTGGCATTGGCATTGGTGGCGCTGGAGTAGCTTCTGGCATCGGTGGCATACCACCCATCATATCCGGCTGCGGCATCCCCATTTCTGGCGGCATAGCTCCAGGTGGCGGCAACATCGGCTGAGGTGGCGGTAATGGCGCTTGTTCAGCCCGTGCAAACTTTGATGTGACAGGCTTGGGAGTAGGCTGTATTAAGAAAGTAGCGTCATCGGTAGGCAACAACATATCAGCCAACGAACTGCTGGCAATATCCACGTATTGCCGGGTGATGTTCATAAAAACATTTGAACCGCGACGGCCACGGCTACTTTGCTTGAACGCACCGCCCCGATCTACGCGGTTTTTCGTCAGTGAAGTTGAAAACTCACCTCTGTTAGCGTCATCGATGCCTTGATAAAACTCGTCATCAGCAAGCCAAATATCCTCGATGCCGCTTTGCTTGCGCGCATCTATCGCCTCTTTGCGCTTACTGAGTAAAGCAGCGCCAAATTTATCGAGTCTTGCGAGTTTATCGTAGTCCATCAGTACCCTGCGCCCATATCATTCGGAACCCATCGTTCTGAGATAGGTTTTCGTTTTGTTGATTCGCTAAAAATCTGCCCCGAGACTATTGCCATCAGTCCAAAGCTGTCTGCTCCATGTGATGCCCAGTCATGTTCCGGTCCTAGCCCAATGTTGCGGTTTTCGTCGCGCTTTTCGTGATACCAGCCCAGCGCATCAATACCGGCTTTGCATCGCTCTTCATCAAACCGGCATGACGGCAAAACCTTTCTAACCGCTTCAATCCGTTGATTCGCTGCACCTGCGCCCTGATTTGGGACGGTCTTAACCTGGAATCCAGCTCTCTTTAACTCACTTTCATAACTGACATTAAATACGCGATCATGCGTAGTGCCATCGTGCGGAAGATACATCATTGCCGAGCGATAGCCGCGTGAGTTAATCCAGCCGATATGCTCTGATAACTGTTGCCCGACCGCTTCATAGTAATCAATAACGCGTATTTCAAGTCCGATAAATTGACATATCCAGATTGAGCACGCATCGGCTTTTGCCCCCGTGCCGCCAATATCCCAAAATGCTCTAAGTGTCATCAGTGGGTCTGCTGCTACCAATCCTATTCTATTTTCTTGCCTTGCGATATGCAGCAGCTTGGCAAAGTAAGCGCCAGATAGCGCGGTAATATACCCCCCCTCCCACTCATGGTCGTATTGATCGGGGCTTGTCTCCAACACATGCAGTCGCTTTTTATTTAGCGTACTCGGGAACTTGGCATTATCACGCCAGTTCAGCGCTATTATTTTTGATTCCGGCGGCGGGTTTTGACGGAACTTTATATCAGTTGGGCTTCCCTTGCGTTCCGGGTTCCATGTCACCCACGTTTCCGCGCCTTCTTCCCGTACCGTGTTATCCGCTTTGCTCCACGATGTGGCAGATACTTTCTCGGCCTCGTCAACCCAGAGCAGCCGTATCTTTGCTTTAGATTTAACGCTGTCAATGTTGTGCCGCAGGCCGACAAACGAAAAATCAATCTTGCCGTCCTTTGTTGTGATGTACTTCTCGCCGATGTCGTAATAGTCTAACATCCATTCTTCGCTGCGGATAGCTGCTTTAACTTCCGCCATAGATGAGTCATCAATAGAGTTCTGTAGCTCACGGCCACAAACAATAATTCCAGCTTCTCCAGCGTGGGCGCATTGAATGCCACGCACTGCTGCCATTTTTGCAAAGTTCCTGGTCTTACCTGAGCCGCGACCACCATAAGTACCTCGATACATAGCCGGGCCGGTAAAGACGGGAATCAGTTTGTCCGGTAAAAATATTCTAGGATTCATCGGCTGAAAATGGCATCAATTCAATGCGCGTCAGAATTGGATTATCTTTCTGCCCGCCAATATTGACATTAACCAAAAAGTCGCCTTGGGACTTGCCCAAAATTTCACTCGCTTTAACTCTGTCACTCAAACTCGGCGGCTCATCACGATCAAGTACTTCTCCACGCATGATTGACGACCAGAATTGCTGGCGTTCTTCTGCCGTTGCAATGCGGTTTGTTTGTGCGTCTTGAGTCAAGGTCTTGATGTACTCAGATACATTAACTTTTGTTAAGTTTTGGCATCCTTGCACTGCTGGATTCTTGTAGCCTGATTCCCTAGCCGCTGCTGTAGCATTGCCGCCATTGGCCGCATAGATTTCGCAGAATTTACGCTGCTTCGGTGTTAGCTTCTGGAGCATCGACTAAAAACAAATCGTTGTTATAGATAGCAGTATCAGATAGCAGCTCATAGATAGCGCCCTCAACATCCGGGTCTTGCTCCAGCACCCGCGCTTTGACACAGATATGAGTACGTTCGCCAGTGCTAAACACCATGATAACCATACCGTCATCTTGCACCACTTCTTTGACATCAATCTTGATTCCCTGCATTAGATCATCCCCGGTTTTTTCATCGTTGGAGCTGGAGCGCCAAAGCCTTCATTAAATGCAGCCGTATCGCCCGAGCCGTCATCAAACATGTTCTTAGCTATCTGCAACGCTTCATCGAGTGACTTAGCCTGTGTCCCCGCCGTCTCGCCCATCTCTCCACCATCCGCCGCTGTTTCAGCCATCGACTCATCTTCTACAAGATAAGTTCCGTCGCTCTTTTGCGTAATGGATATTGTCAGTTCAGTTCCGCCGGTTTCAGCATCACTCATTAACTCGTTAAATTCAGCCATTTTTATTCCTATGTGATATTTCTCGTGATTATACAACAAATACTATATGTTGTGTCTAATTTTAGTGTAACCACTATATGTTGTGTTTATCGCTAAATTTTAGGCACAAAAAAGCCGGTGATTAAACTGGCCATTAAATTTATTTCATTGCAACACTTGCGCTATCGTTACAATCTGCTATACTGAGGGCGAGTTAGAAATTCTTCTGACACCTACCGGAGTAAGACCATGAAAGCATATATTTACAACACAGACACTAAAACAGTTATTGCCGAAATTCTAGGTGATGATAATAAATCAATCGAAGCAAAATTTAATGAAATTGGCTATAACGCTGATGAGTATGGATTGACTTACAGCCCTGCTTTTGGCGCGATTGATGGATTGGTAACAGACGGTGATTTTGAGGTTATCGATGTCAGAGGCTAACCCAGGCGCACAACTAGCCGCACTACGCCGCACCGAGGAAAAAGTCTGCCCTGAGTGCGGCATTACATTCACCGCCCGACTAATTGCCGTCTACTGCTCTAAATGCAGCGGAAAAATGCGGGTCAGGAAACATCGTCAAAAAACGGGAGAGCCGTAGTATTTTTTCCATTTGTGAAAAGCGATGAACGGGGTCGCGCCAATGCCCAAGTCATCACCCAGTTCGCACACCCACCAGCCGTCTTGCTGATATAGATTGGGCTTCATCGTTGATGCCTTGGGTAGTAGCTGGAATCAAGTTGCATCGATGCCCCGCAGTCATAGCACAGCTGCCTATTTTCGCTGTGTAGCGTCATCCGCGTTTTGTGTGTGCACGACTCGACATTTAGCGAACTATTGCGCCCCTCGATTATCCATGCCATTGCTACCGAGCCGACACACACGCCGGCCATAAATGTAACTAAAACCTCAAGCATTAAATTTCCCCACGCCTGCCAACAGCATTTCTGCCGCTTCAGCTAATAATTTCAACTCAATCGGATCGCATTTTATTTTCTGCTCGCCGGCATCATTGCTGCTAATTTCAAAAAATGCGCCGCCGCCATCGTCCTGCAAACGGATGTTTATGACGCCCTCACCGTAGATTGCGCTTTGGCTGATTCGATGCACAGCGCACTGAATCGGGGTTATTGCGTAGTTAGTTGTTTCCATTACGCCGTCCTCTCAACTTCTGGCCCGCCGGTAAAGCGCACTTTCACGCATCCGCCGGGAATTTTATCTTTCACAAATGGATGAGAAACAAACCACTTATCATCCAGCCCTAAATAATCCGCTATACCATCGCGTCCCGCCTTAAAACGACTCAGACAATTATCATCATCAATCGGCCTTGCGCTCGGCGGGTGGAAATCAATCCACAAATGTAATTTTCCCGGCGCTGGTGGAACATGCAGTTTGCTTTGCCTACATGCTAAAAAACACGCCGCACGATACGATTTAACTGCCTTTGCTTTTGCTGCCCAATGCGGTCTAGCATTAGGCGACAAAATGGCAGGTGGCCACGGCAAAACAACCTCAATCATCCAGCAACTCCCGCAAAATCCGATCCAATTTGTGCATAATCACTTTTGCGCACATCATCACCGTGCCGATAGTCAGAATCCCGATTGAAACCACCCAGGCTATCACGATAACTGCCATCAAATTACCCTCCCACATGCGTCTTTGCCGGTTAGCCAGTCCGCTAAAAAACCGCGGCTTAGGCTGAAACTCACGAAACCCAAAAATAGCTTTACGCGCCGTTGCCAGCTTTTCCCCGTCGATGAATCGCTGCCGACGGACTGCAATGCCGCAATCTGCAATTACTGTTACTGTGCCTAAAAAACTCACCTTTCATCACCAAACCATTTCATGTTGAATACGCATAAAGGGGATGTCTTCATCCATAGCCCCAAAATTATCCTGTGTAGCAAATTGTTGTGCCGGTTCTTTGTTGCTGTGGCGCTTGCTGTGGCGCTGCCTGACTTGCCGTCGTCTTTATCTTTGCTACCGATCAGTTCAATATTAATAATCGTCGCAACCAGTCTTATTCGCCTGTGTGTCCGTCGTTTTTAGGTAAACGTCTCGTATATGCGGTATCAGAGGTCTGTGATTGATACCTGATTTACCTTTTAAGAGTATACTGCGCNAACGCTTTCCGCCTGCTTGCCCCACAACGCCAAATCAAGCCACTGGCTTAATCGGCTTCCGTCCTGCTGCTTTTGGCCGTGGTTAAACGCTACCGCTAAATTACATACCGCCATGCCGCTTGGGGTATAACGCAGTTCTGCCGACCTTCCCAACCTACCCACACCGCTGATAATCATGCTGCCACCTCTCTTTCGCGAAATAACCCGCTGTCATCATCAAAAAACACATCCCCGACTTCGCTTGCCGCCTTTTTTGCAACAGCCTTAATTTCATTTATTTTTTGTTGCTCAATATCCGCTTCGTCTTCATGTCCAAAATCTGCTTCGTCGTTCATTCACTTATTTCCTCAAATAACCGCCCAGCTCCAGGGGCGGCGACTGGTTTTGTTGTGCTTATGCTTCGATTGACGCTTTTGCAGAGATGACTAGCCCCTGTTTAAGCAATTGCCGGGCAAGCTCATTTTTTTCAAACCTGAGTTCGGTGCTCA